TATGCCCACTAGAGTATTCCGTTGAATGCTGTAGAAACATAAGGGGAAAGCAATATATCGAAAGGTATATTACAATTCATATGATTAGCTAAGGGTACTACTTTTTTATTTTAAAAAAACTTTAAGATTACTTAAAGAAGGAATAACAATGGCGATACAGTTTTTACCAATGTTAGCAAACGCAGCCAATGCTGTGAGATTAGGAGCTGGAGCACCAGCGTGGGTTAAAGCTTTATATTACGGAGGAGCCCCATTGAGTGGAGCAGCAGCCATCACGGGAGGACTATCCCAGATGGAGTATGATGCAAATAAACATGGATTAGATGTGTGGGGAAATCCTTTGCCAGAGGACTCCTTATGGAGTGGTTCTGTAGCACCACCAACGGATATATTGAAAAACATGGGAATATTCCCAACAAAAGCACCAGTACCAGCACCAGCTATAGATCCTGATCAGATAAGAAGAGCGGAAAGAAATTGGGGTGGACCGGGATTTACTCAAGGTGGACCAATTGAACCAGAATTTATTTCCACACCTGAAGGACTAATACCAGCTAATTCACATTTAATTCCTGTAGGGTATGGCGAAGGACAGGTAGATCCGGGTTTCGGTATTAATAAAAGAGCATATCAATCTGGCTATTTTAATGACGATGATGACTTGAGAGGACCAATGGGAATTGCAGAAGGATTTACTGAAGGCGTGCAAGGTGGACTTCGAGATACCAGATCTGACTGGCAGAAATGGAGAGATTCTATTGAGAGTGTAAGGAGATAATTATGCCAAAGAAAATTGATCCGGCAGGACATTTAAAAAAGTATGCATGGAAACCGGGGGAATCTGGTAATCCTAATGGTCGCCCACTTGGGGCGAAAAATAAAATTAGATTAACTAAAGAAGCTTTTGAAGAAGTTGCTGGATTATCTCCCGGTGAGATGTTGGCACAAATAGCTCAGAGACAGTTTGCACAATCAACTGTTGCAGGTGATGCTATGGCTATCAAGGCGATTACTGAAGCTAATAAATATATTGAACCTACTCAAGATGCTAAGACTGCAAATGATGAGAGGGTTGAAGATATGTCGGAAGAAGATTTAATGGCTCGTCTTTTGGAACTTACAAAAGATGATTCAAAAGACACAGCAAAACATTAGGAGAGTAAAATGTTTGATATATATGACAGCGGTTTAGGCGGTTTGAATGACAGTGATTTTGGGGCTGATGCCGACCAAAGTTTTACAAGTGGATGGGACCAAGGCTGGGATGATCGTAATTTTGAAGTTAATACCAACCAAGGTTTTACAACCGGACCATTAGGAAATAGATCTTTTAATCTAGCAGAATTAACTCAAGATCAAAAGAACTTTATGGGAAATGTATACAACACTCCTGATTTTGGAGTAACAAGAAAAGACCTTTGGGAAAAAACTAAAGATATGGAAGATAAAGGTTCGTGGTATAATCCATTTGATTCTGGTCAAGAACCAACAACACAACAAGAATTTAATGACTATTATAGACAATTAGAACAACGCAAAGTAGGAAACTGGGCATCTGGAACTCCACGAGATTATTATAACGTTGATCCTTGGCAAAGAGAAATAGATTATGGAACTAATCGAAGAGGATATAACGGTCCATTAAGATTTGGATAAACCATGGCAAATACAAAAGAAGCCGCCAAGCTGATTGTTGAACTTGAAAAGCGGAAGAGGTGGGAATTCTGGAAAGAAAACCCAGAAGCATTCTTTAATGATTGTTTACAAATATATCCGAAAGATGCCTCGCTAGGATTGATACCATTAAAAATTAACAGTGCTCAAAAGTTAGTTGTAAAAGCTTTAAACGAACAAATGAAGGATACTGGATATGTTAGGCTTATTATATCCAAGTATAGACAGGCTGGATTTTCTACGATTAGCTCTGCATATATATTTCACAGAGCTTTGTTTTATGGTAATACGAAAGCTGTAATTATATCGTTAGACAAACCAACGACTGAAAGTATCTTTAGTATGTCTCAAACATTCTGGGCTGAACTACCTAAAGAGATACAACCCGTATTGGACAAATCGAATGTCCGAGAAATGAGCTTTAAAGGCAACGGGAGTAAGTACAGGGTGTGGACTGCAGGTGCAGACAACCCGGGACGAGGAACAACAAACACTTGCCTACTGGCTGATGAGGCTGCGTTCTGGATGCAAGGTGAAAGAATTCTTGCTGGTATGTTCCAGTCTATAGCGTTGTTACCGGGAAGTATTATTATTATTAATAGTACGTCTCACGGTGCTCAAGGAATTTATTATGACTTGTGGAACAAAGCAGAAAAGGGTGAGGGAATATTTAAACCTTTATTTGTGCCTTGGTATTTACAAGACGAATATACATTAATTCCTCCAGATAATATTGAATTGACTCTGGATGAAAAGAAATTAAAGGAACAATATGAACTTACCGATGGGCAAATATATTGGAGGCGGATTAAAATATCTGAAACTTCAAGCTCAACATTTAAACAAGAATATCCTTTTACTGCGGAAGAGTCTTTCATACAATCAGGTTCTTCTGTTTTCAGCAAAGAAACGCTTGATAAATACACTCCTTATGCTCCAGAATCTATTCGAGAGTTTAATGAAGCGTTTAGCTCTTTTGATGAAGGGCAAGAAGGGAGCCTAAAGATTTGGGAAGCACCAGAAAGAGATCAGAAATATATCATTGGTGCTGACGTAGCACTTGGAGTTAAAGGAGACTACTCAGTTGCAACTGTCCTTAATAAGGATAGAGAGATTTGTGCTATATATAGAAATAATAGAATAGACCCTGTTAGATATGGAAAACTGTTATTCTATTTAGGTAGGTGGTATAACAATGCTTTAATCTGTCCCGAAAGTAATGCTGTCGGTTTAGCTACTGTACAGCAGATATTTGGAATGAATTATCCGAATATATATCAACAAAAGAAGACTGCTAATACTGCTGGCGATAATGTTACCCATCTTGGGTTTAAAACAACAGTTGCTACTAGACCTCCAATTATATCTAACCTTAGAAGAATGATTGAAGACGAAGATATTATGATTCCTTGTAGCATGGTACTAGATGAACTTAGGAATTTTATTGTCACTGAGAGTGGCAAAGCAGAGGCTTCAACTGGTCATTATGATGATATGGTAATGTCATTAGCTATTACTTGTGAAGTCTATAGAACACACGGACACGCTTTAACCAACAAATCATTTAGCTGGGGAGAGACGAATACATTATTTGAACAGCCAGAAACTAAATGGTTGTAGGGAGAGAACATGGCGGTAGACTTAGGCTCTAGAGTGGAAAGAGACGTAGATAAGACTCCAGCTTGGGACCATTGGACTAAGAAGGCAGCTTCTTGGTTCGGTTTACATCCAAATCAATTGGCAGCAGGACCTCTAAGGTTATTTGAGGGCGATGAGTCTACTTATGGCAAATCTGGAGAAGGTCCATTTAAGAAAAAGCCCGGTACCATCTACGAAGGTTGGCAAAGAGAAGGAGACATAAGATTTAATAAACCTACTTTGTTAGCTCTTACTGATAGTGGTGCTAAAGAACACCTTCACAATTCTGGCAGAACTGCATCTCATGAATGGGCAGGACATGGTTGGGATACTTATTTTGGAAAAAACTTTGGACAAATGCCAAATTATATACATGAACGGAAAGGTCCACTTGCTGCTTATTTAGCAAATCCAGCAATGTATAATGATAATTTAGCTACTAATGTGTCTGGATATGGCGGACCACATGGAGACTATGAACTTCAGATGATGAAAGACTCTTGGGATAACCGGGGTCCTAAGAATCAAATTTATATTGACTCAGCATTAGATGCGAAAAGAAAAGCTGAAGAGGCTGATTTAAGACAACTATGGGGTGAAGAACCTTTACCCCCATGGATGGGTCCTAAATGGAATCCAAGAGGTAATGATATGCATTTAGTATCTAATCCTAATTATCCTGAAGATAATTCTAAACCTTGGAAAAATCAACATACTGTGCAAGGTCCGTATTATAAAAGGAATGGTGCAATGCATGATGCATTAGAAGATGCATTTATGAAAAATCCAGACAGAGCTAATTTAGGAGAGGCACAAGCACCATTAGCTAATGTTGTTGCTCTTGCTCTTTCAGATTTTAACTATGATTTAAATGCTACTAAAGGTCGCTACCACACACAAGACGCAGTTGATCAAACAACAGATAAAAGGCTAAAATATCCACTTGAAAAATACGATAGCGGTACATCTTTTCCTATACAAGTAGGTAAAATTAAGTATGATCCTTATCTGTTTTCAGCTCCTGAAAGAATGGCAAGACTATCTGAAGACATAATAGAGGTCGCTACTGGAGCAGAAGATGACTATCATGAACGATTTTTAATTTCACCTGATGTAGTTGAAGACTATAGAAAAGGATGGGGATATTTATTAGACAGACTAAATCCTGTAGATGAATACGGTAATCTTATTAATGAAACAAAATAGAGAGTGAGAATGAAAAAGAAAATTGAAAAGATCGATGACGACATGTTAATCCAGTCGATTGATCGCCATATGCGTAATGCTACGGGTGGTTATACTGGAGCATCAGACGTTAGTAAGCGAAGAGAAAACGCTGTATATGAAATGAGTTTAGAGCCACAAGGAGACTTAAAACCTCAAGGTGTGAGCTCAATTGTATCCTCAGACTCGGCAGAGATAGCTGAGGGATATACTGCACTATTGACCAAACTATTATTAGACAATAATAAGTTAGCATTATTTACTCCGTATAGCAACGAGATGGCTGCTCTCAAAGCGTCACAGGTTGCATCGGATGTTGTCAACTATTGTTTGTTCAACTCAAATCCTGATGGATGGTCGAAACTTTCCACGTGGATAAAGTCAGCAGTTGTATTTGGCAATAGTGCTCTTACATGGGGTTGGGAAGAAGAATATGATTATATTGTCGAAGAATACGAAACGATAGAAGAGGGTGTTCTTGACCAGCTTCTTTCAGATCCAAATGTAGAGATTGTAGGAGAATTACAAATCTCTGAAACGCCAACTATAAATCCAGATGGTACTAGTTATTATTCATATGTAGATGTAAGGCTTCGTAGAAAGATAGACAAGTCAGGTGTAAAGCTTCACAATATTGCACCAGAATCTTTTCTTATAAATAGAGCAGCCACGTCAGTAACTGATGCAACCTTTGTTGGTATTGTTACAGAAATGACTCGTTCTGATATTAGACGAACATGGTCAGATCTAGAAATAGATTTAGAAGAGATTGGAGAAGAAGCAACTGTTAGAGACTCTTCTTGGTCTTATGAGGCGTTCTCAAGAAAAGATGCTGCCGGAATTACTAATTGGTTAGATAGCCATGATAACGATGAAGACGAAGCTAACATCAGTATTACTGTTATTGAATGTTGGATTAGAACTGACAGAGATGGTGACGGTATCGCAGAATTAAAACACGTTATTAAAGCCGGTAACACAATATTAGAAGAAGATGATGTAGCTTATGTTCCTATAGCGGTGTTAAATCCAATAGAAATTCCACATGAATTTTATGGTTTGTCACTTCTTGATATGGCTCGCCCACAGACACAAGCAACTACAGCAATCCTTAGAGGGTTTGTTGAAAACGTATACTTTGGGAATTATGGTAGAACATTAGCAGACCCTAATGTAGTAGACTTCCAAGCTTTGCAGAACCCTGTTCCAAAACAGATTATCCCTACAAATGGAAACCCTGCTGCTGCAGTACAACAGCTCCAGCCAGAACCAATGAGTGCTGGTACAAGCGGAATGTTAGAATTCCTGGGGCTACAGAAAGAACAATCTACAGGTCTTAGTAAAACTGCAATGGGACTGAACGATACATTATATGTATCAGGAAACTCAGAACAGAAAATGACGGGTGCACAAAATGCTGCACAAATAAGAGTTGAGCATATTGCCCGTAGATTTGTAGAGACTGGTATTAAAGATTTATGTCGTGGAGTTCTAAGAGAGATGAAAAGCAATCTTAAAACTTCCAGTGTCTATAAAACAGACAAAGGGTATGCATCTATATCTCCACAAGAGTTACAAACTCTACCGGCAAATATGGATTTAGACATTCAGGCAAACATTGGAGAAAATTCCAATCAATCCTTGGCTGAGAAGCTATTACAGCTAACTCAATTACTTCCGCAAATGGCTCAAAGCCCAACATCAGAAGCTTTTATAAATCCTATGTCTTCATACAATCTTGCTTTGGATATATTGAAAAACATGGGAATGGATCCTACTAGATTCTTAAACGATCCAGCTACACAAGAGTTCCAACAAGCACAACAAGAAGCACAACAAAAGAAACAACAAAGAAGCGATCTGGAAGAACAAGCAACACAAGCATCTGTACAATTAGACCTTGCAACTAAAGAAGCTAATATTAGTTTAATTAGAGCAGAAGCAGACAATAAGAAGATTGATAATAAGCGTCAACTTCTTCAAGCAAATGATGACTCAAACAGAGAGTGGGCAGAACTCAAGGTTAAAGCAGAAGGAACAGAAGGTGCTCAATTACCTACTAAAGTACCTGTGGACTTTTTATCTTTATACCAAGACACAGAAGAAAGTGATAAAATAGAAGCAGAACAAAAAGCACAACAAGAACAAATAATGCAACAGCAGATGATGATGCAAGAACAGGGAATGCAAAATGGACAACCGAATGGAAATATTGGAGGCTATTGACAGAATTAGGGAACTGTCAAATGAAACTTATGACGAAGATGTTGTTGTTAGTTCGGCAGCTGCAATAGCTACTTTGGAATTATTATTAGAGTTAGGTTTTAAAAAAATATCTATAGACAGATATAATAACATGTGAGATGATTGATGGCAAATTATAAAAGACATCCTGCCCATAAAATTGGGACAGATGGAAAACCAAAAAAGGTATCCCCTTATGATGATTCACAGAGAGTCTTGAACAAAGGCTATCAGTGTACAGAGTTAAAGGATACTATGACAATGGTAACTGAGGATATACTCAACAATCTTTTTCAAGAGTGGTTAAGTACTAAACACTATGAAACAGAACGTAGAGAATTTATCTATAAGTTAGCTATAAGTCAAGGTGCGGTAATGAGCAATATAGATAAAGCTATTATCGCAAAGGACAATAAAGTCCAACAAGAAAAACAAAGCCGGGAGATAGTTGAATGAATGATAAGGCAACATTAGTATTAGCTTTAGAAAAGCTTAATGTAAGTATAGAGGCAATTATAAAACTCATAGGCACTGGGAGAGGTATTCACGGTGCTGCTTTTGATTTTAATAATATGCTTCAAGCAAAAGCTAGTATAGAGAAGTTACTTGCGACTACAAAAAGCAAGGAAAAATAAGAGGTTTTATTACAAACCTTATGATGATTGATGACAGAGAGTTGTAATAAGCTCTCTTATTTATAGGAGATAAAATGTCAGAAACAAATAACGAAGCTACCCATACGGATGAGTCGGACGTTACTGATTTCGATTTCGATGCTTTGGCGGATGAAGTATTAGGTCTAGAACCTGATGAGGCTACCCAAGAAAGCGATGAAACGACAGAAGAACTCGAAGGTGAAGATCCACTCACAGACGAGGACGCTGATGAAGTTGATGAAGCTGAGGATGAAGTTACAGAAGAAACTGAAGAAGGTGAGGATGAGTCTGAGGACGCTACCCAAGAAACTTCTGAGGCAGAAGATGAAGGTGAGATTGACATGGACTTTAGAGTTCCCGTTAAAATTGATGGGGAAGAATCTGAAGTATCTATGGAAGAACTTGTCGCTAACTATCAGACAAAGCAGAGCCAGTCAAAGAAAGGGGATGAGCTTGCTGTACAAGCTAAAGAGTTGCAAGCAACTAGAGAACAAGCTGAAATCTATGCGAGAGTTAATGCAGAGTTGATTCAGAGAGAAGATGCGAAAGATATAAGTGTTTTAAAACATCTTCAGTCTCAAGTTGATAAAGCTTTTGAAGAGGACGATTACGAGGCTAGTAAACTTAACAACAAGTTAGGTAAAGCTAAAGAAGAGTACGCTTCAAGAAAGGCTAGTAGAGATAATCTTATGCAAGGAATGGTAGGAACTATGAACAAGCAACACCACGAACAATTTACGAAAGAAGTTGAACACTTTAATAAAGTGGTAAAAGACTTAATTCCAGATTGGTCAGAAGACGTTGCTAAATCTAATCGAGAATTTGCCTTAGGCATTGGATTGGATGAGCGAATAGTTGATACTATGACTAACCCTGCGATGGTGAAAGCTATCGATGGTTACAGAAGATTATCGGAGAATTCTAATAAAGGGACGGCTAAAAGAAAGTTGTCTCCCGTTAAAAGAGTTCCAACTAAGAAGCCAAGTTCAGCAAAAACTAAAAAAACTAATAGGGTTGAAGAAGCTAGAATGAGAACCAAGAAAGGAAAAGCAACAGAAAAAGATAATAAACTTCTTTTTGATAATGCGATTGATTCTTTATTCCAGTAACATTAATCCTGTAACATAGGAAAATAGTAATGGCTACAAACTTTACGACCAGTAATGCGATATCTCAGAGAGAGGATTTGGCAAACTGGATTTCAAACATCTCTCGGGATATGACCCCGTTCATGTCTTCAATTGGTAAGTCGAAGGCAACAGCGACTACTCACGAATGGACAACAGATACTCTACAAGCCCCTTCAACACAGGCTGCAGCAGAGGCATCTGACTATGCAGTGAGCACGTCACCTGTTATGACTCGTCTTACAAATATCACACAGATTTTTACCAAAGGTATTAATGTGTCTGGTACTCTTGAGGCAGTAGACAAGGCAGGTCGCAAGTCTGAATTTAAATACCAATCTGAAAAGCGTGGTAAGGAAATGCAGCGTGACATTGAGAAGACATTAGTAGGTTCGCAGGTAAAAACTGCATCTGCTTCTGCTTCGGGTAATATCCAATCTGGAGCACGGCTTATGGGTGCATACAAGTCTTATACACAGACGGCTTGTGTAAACGCTGGAGCTGGTACTTTAACAAAAGCTACTGGTGACGGAACAGACGTTCCAACGTGGACTACTGGTGCAGCTGCTGCAATAACGCTAGCTGACATTAACGAAGTACTACGTTTAACTAACGGTTCAACTACGGCTGCTCCTTCAATTGTGATGATGTCAACAACACAAAAAGTTGCCTTCTCTACTCTTATTAACGCTGGCACAGGTACAAACGTCAGACGTAATATTGATGAGAGAGGAAAGCTTCGCCAGTCAATAGACTTGTATGAGTCTGATTTTGGTGATGTTGAGGTCAAACATAATTACATCATGGGTGCAAGCGAGATTCTTATATATGATCCCTCGTTTCTAGCTATGGCTTCACTTCGTCCAACTCACTTCCGTGATATAAACGAAGCTGGAGATGCTTTGCGTTCTTACATGGTTCAAGAGCTTACTTTTGAAGCTAAGAATCCAGAAGGCAATGGCATAATTGTCAACGCTACTGTGTAAAAACAGTACTTAACCCCTCTTTAACCGGAGGGGTTTTTATAACGAGATGGCTCAATGAGCATCTCACTTTTAACAACTCGCTTAATTAAAGGAGAAAACAATATGAATGATTTAACAATAAACAAAAACTGGGTTGAAACTTTTGACCCCTTTTTAAACTTAACGGTTGGTTTTGATGATATGTTTGAACAATTATCAGAACTATCTCGTTTACCTGAAATACCTAAGTATCCGCCATATAACATAAAGAAGACTGAAGACAACAAGTACCAGTTAGAATTAGCATTGGCAGGATTTTCTAAAACAGATTTGAATGTTGAGGTAAAAGACAACACTCTAACTATTTCTGGAAATTCTTCTGATAAAGAAGATGGTGGCTTTGTTTATAAAGGTATTGCTCAAAGGGCTTTCACAAGACAATGGGCTTTAGTAGATTATCTCAAAGTATTTAATGCAAGCTTTAAGGATGGTGTCCTTTCAATAGATATGGAATTAAACACCCCTGAAAGCAAGAAAGCAAAAACAATTGAGGTGAAATAGTTAGATCATAACCCCGGTTAATACTGGGGTTATATTTTACAAGGAGATTAAAATGGCAGATGATTTTAGAGACTTTGAATATGACCTGACAAATACTATGAGGGTAATAAAAGCCAAAGAAGATGGCTATAGGGAAGTAACTCAAGATGTGTCTTCACATTTAGCGTGGGCTAAAGAAATGAGAGCAATGGAAAGTTCTAGAAATAGTTTTTCTCATGGATTCAAACCATTTTGTAATATACCAGATTCGGTTTCATTGGAGCTTATGTCTAAATATGGCATAAACGTCCATAGCAGCCAAACAGATAAAGATGCCTTTAAAAAGGTTAAATCAATTATTAAAAGAGACTATCCTCATTTAATGTATCATTAGGAGACTTAGATGGCTATTATTGACCAAGTTACTTTACGAACAGGAGTAGCTGACTGGCTGAATAGGTCAGATTTAACAGATGCTCAAATAGATGATTTTATATCTATAGGTGAGGCAAGGATTTATGAAACTTTAAGGGTTCCGACTTTAGAAATTTCACAAGGTTTTGCAGTAACAACTACAAATTCAAGCATAATTGTTCCAGAAGGTTTTTTGGAAATGATTGAACTTAAAGTTGATGCATCAGGCAAAGATAATGATATTGCCCTTAGCCGAGTTGATTCTAAAACTTTTATTAATAACAAAATAAGCTATGCTTATACGAGACATATAGGTAACTTTCTTTTAACAGATAGTGCCGGAGAACAAAAAGCTGGTGGTAACTATATAATGTACTACTACAAAGCAGAAGACCCAATAGGAACTTACTCCTCAACAGCTACGGCTGCAACTGCTCTTGTAGCAGGCAAATATTATACAATTGCTACTGTAGGTACTACAAATTTTAATTCATATACAGATGGAGATACACATGCTAATACGGCTGGTGTCATATTTAAAGCAAGTGGTGCTGGTTCTGGAACTGGTACGGCATATGAAGAAGTAGTGCCTTATATTTTATCTGACGTATTTGAAGTAATACTGTATGCTGCTTGCACAGCAGCTTCTGTTTATTTGGGCGACATAGAAATGGAACAAAAATTTGACGTATTAACTGAAGGAAAAGTTAATGCATTAAATCAAAAAGAAATTCGAGCAAGTATGAAAGGTGCAGCTTTTGCATCTCAATTTAGTACGCCTTTATTATAGGAGATATTTATGGCAAGAAATTCATTTTATACAGGAAGTGTAGCTAATGCGATTGAGATCGACACTTCAGCCTCAGAGGCAGCAGCTTCAGCAACTGCAGCAGCAGCAAGTGAAACAGCAGCAGCAGCAAGTGAGACTGCAGCAGCAGCATCTTATGACTCCTTTGATGATAGGTATTTAGGAACTAAGAGTTCTGACCCCTCAGTAGATAACGATTCTGATGCTTTAGTAGACGGAGCCTTATACTTCAATACTACTAATAATGTAATGATGGTGTATGATTTAGGTGGCACTACATGGGTTAGAACAACTCCTACAACTACCAACCAAGGACATATTAATACAGTATCTGGCATTCAAGCTAATGTAACTACTGTAGCAGGAATAAGTAGTAATGTAACTACTGTTGCTGGAATTAGTTCAGATGTTACTACTGTAGCTGGAAAAGATACAGAGATTGGACGATTAGGCACAGCAGACGCTGTTGCTGATATGGCAATCCTCGGTACAGCAGATGTAGTATCTGACATGAACACATTAGCAACAAGTGATATTATTGATGACCTCAATACATTAGCAACAAGCGATATTGTAACCGATATGAATTTGTTAGCAACAAGTGCGAATGTGACTGCTATGGGATTGTTAGGTACATCTGATTGCGTTACAGACATGTCAATTTTAGGTACTGCAGCTGTTGTAGAAGACTTATCAATATTGGCTACAGCAGACATAGTAGAAGACCTGTCAATTTTAGGCACTGCAGCTATTGTAGAAGACTTGTCAATATTAGCCACAGCAGATATAGTAACTGATATGTCTATTTTAGCTACATCAGATATAGTAACTGATATGTCAATATTAGGTACTGCTGCTGTAGTAGAAGACTTGTCGATACTAGGAACCGCTGCGGTAGTGGAAGACTTATCAATATTGGCTACAGCAGATATAGTAGAAGACCTATCAATTTTAGCTACGGCAGATATAGTAGAAGACTTGTCGATATTGGGTACTGCTGCAGTAGTAGAAGACTTATCAATATTAGGTACTGCTGCTGTAGTAGAAGACATGTCAATATTAGGTACTGCTGCTGTAGTAGAAGACTTGTCAATACTAGGAACAGCAGATGTAGTTTCCGATTTAAATACTTTAGCAACATCCGCTGTAGTTTCTGATTTAGAAACTGTGGCAGACAATATTACTGGAGTTACTAGTTTTGCAGATAGGTATAGAGTAGCAAGTTCCGCCCCCGTATCTTCATTAGATGAGGGCGATTTATATTTTAATACTACTGACAATACTCTTTATCATTATAATGGATCGGCTTGGGTTGCTGTTCAATCATATACTGCAGGCACAGGTATTACATTATCTAGCGGAGAGTTTTCAGCTTCTCCTATTGCACTTACTACAATTCAAACTGCAGCTAGTGAAGTAGCACAATTGGCATTAACTGCTCAAGAAGGTGATGTTGTAGTTCGTTCAGATGAAGCAAAGACTTATATGCATAATGGTGGTTCTGCCGGAACTATAGCAGATTTTACCTTAATGGCTACACCTACAGATTCAGTTACAAGTGTAGTAGGGAATACTGGAGCAGTAACAGATACACAAATCCTAACAGCTTTAGAAGACGGTATTGATAGTGTTCATTACAAGGATGGCAGTATTGATAATGTGCATCTAGCAGATGATGCTGTAGATTCAGATGAATTAGCAGCAAGTGCTGTTGATATAGCCCACCTGTCTGCTACAGGTACGTCAGACTCCTCAACATTTTTAAGAGGCGACAATACTTGGGTAACTCCGACAGATACTGATACTGTTTATACTCACCCAACAACAGATGGTAATAAACATATACCTTCTGGTGGAAGCTCAGGTCAATTCTTGAAATATAGTTCAGCAGGTACAGCTACATGGGCTTCAGATAATGATACTGTTTATACTCACCCAACAAGTGATGGTAATGTTCACATACCTTCTGGTGGTGCTACAGGACAGATATTAAAATATTCTTCAGCTGGAACAGCAGCATGGGGATCAGACGATGCGGTTGCTATGGCAATTGCCCTTGGATAATATAGGAAATAAAAATGGCAAACACATTCAAATTAAAAACTAAAGCGGGAATAGACGCTTCATTAGTAGATGTATATACAGTACCTACTTCCACTACGACAGTAGTGATTGGTCTTACTATTGCTAATATAAAAGGAGCTTCAGTAACAGCTGATGCTAAAGTAATATCAGACACTTCTGATTCTGAAACTAATGCAGATGTATATCTTGCAAAAGATATTCCATTACCAGCAGGTTCTTCAGTAGAGGTTATGGCAGGAAATAAGATTGTTCTTCAAACAACTGATAAAATTCAAGTCAAAGGTTCTGTAACTGATGCAGTAGACGTGATACTTAGCATAATGGAAATAACATCATCATAGGAGATATAGTATGCCTTATTTAGGAAAGCAGCCTTCAAGAACTGCATTTGATGCATCAGATATTCCTGACAATAGTATCACAGCTGCAAAGATTTTAGACGGAGTTATAACCGCAGAAGATATAGGAGCTGGTGAGGTAGATACTGCAGAACTTGCAGCTGATGCGGTTGATGGAACAAAGATCGCTGACAATGCAATAGATTCAGAACATATAGCTTCAGGTGCAGTTGATGATGCCCATTTGGCTACTGGAATTAGTTCTTCTAAATTAACTGGTACAGTAGCAACAGCTAGACTTGGAAGTGGTACAGCAGATAATACAAAATTTTTACGGGGTGATGGCACTTGGCAAGTAGTTTCAGTTCCTACATTAGATG